ATGTTGTCTGAACAAACAAAAATCAGCAAATCATACAAAGGTTCAAAAATTTCTGAGATTGTAAATAACATTTTAAAAGAAGAATTAAAAGTTGATAGTGATAAATTGGCCAACTCTGTAGTTGAAGAAACAACTGGTGTATATGATTTTTTAATCCCAAGAATGAAACCGTTTGAAGCAATCAGTTGGTTGTCAACTTACGCTAGACCACAATTAAATGGTGCCATTGGTGCTGATATGTTATTTTTTGAAACCAAATTAGGTTTTAATTTTAGGTCAATACAGTCAATGATTAAAGATGACATATATGCCACGTACAAGTATCAGGCTAAAAATTTAGATAAAAAAGTACAAAGCATTCAAGAAGAAACAATAACTGTTTTGGATTATGAATTAAGTAAACCTTATGACATTTTAAATGAAATTACTTCTGGTACATTGGCAAACCAATTAATATCAATAGATCCTTTAACAAGAACATTTAAAAAAACAAACTTTGATTACACAAAATATAAAAGTCAGGCTAAATCATTAAACCCTGGTAGTGTGACAAACAGTTTAAAAAATCGATTAGGTAAAACAGAACAAGAATCGTATGAGAGTGTAATCAAAGTTTCAATTGGCAATGCCAATCAAAAACAAGTTCCTTATATAAAACAAATAGAGGCCGGTGTTGCCCAAGATATTTTTGTCGAAACATATATTCCAAACAGAACGGCACAAATCAATTTATCAAATTATACAACTATAAAAGTTTCAATACCTGGTGATCCTGGTATCACTGCTGGCCGAACAGTTAATTTTAATTTATTAACATTAAAACCTTCAAACACACAAAGAGATTTGGATAAATTTTATTCGGGAAAATATTTGGTGACAGCGGTAAGGCATATTATAGAGGCTGCTGGCACATATCAAACTATTTTAGAATTGGCCAAAGATAGCACACCAACAACTTATATGAATATCAATAGTGATGATCCTGTTTGGACGGAAGCGGTTAAAGACTAATGGAAAATTTTATTGGAAAAGATGGCTTTAACTGGTGGGTCGGTGTTGTAGAAAACCGAAATGATCCATTAAAATTGGGTCGGTGCCAAGTTCGTATCTTTGGTTATCACACAGAGAATAAACAATTAATATCTACAGCAGATTTGCCGTGGGCGCCTTGCCTTGTTTCACCAAATTCACAACAAAGCTTTGCCACACCAAAAGAAGGTGACTATGTTATGGGTTTCTTTGCTGATGGTGAATCAAATCAAGCGCCAACAATTATGGGAATCTACGCAGGCATTAAAGCGTCTGCGGGTGGTGATAATGGATTCCAAGATCCAAGAACACCAGAAGAAATAGCGGCTGCACCTAAACCACCAGATGGTATTATCGTAGAATCAGTAGGACAACCTACCACATCACCGTCAGCCAGAGGTGTAGTTGCAAATACTCCACAAGGTAAAGCGGCCAATAATCGTACACACATCTGTAACGTAGCCGTAGAGATTAATAAAGATGTGGCGGTAGTTAAATCTCAAGTAATGGGTATTGTTAAACAAATAAGAACGACACTTGAAGGACTATGGGCCGGCACATCAAGCACTCCAATTATTGAAGAAGCAAAAGAAATTGCTCTGGCATTAAAAGCAAAGATTAAATTAATACAAAAAGAATTAGAACCTATCATTGATGAGATACGAGCTTACCAAGAATACATACAGTATCTACAAAAATTAATCGCATATATACAAAGCCTGCCAGCACAATTACAGGCATTGTTGGCAAAATGTTTAGCTGAAGCTACAGTTGAATTAAAAACTGCACAACAAATAGTTAGCACATTGACTGACCAAACCGCTGTGTTAAATGAATTAAAAACAGAAATTCAAGCCGCTGTTGATGTGCAAGAAGTCACGGCAAGTTCTAATGTCACATCAATTGTAGTACCCCAATTATCATAGGATGAATAATGGCAATAGATAGTTCATGGACAGAACCGGTTGTAGTAGATTCAGAAAATCCACCTGAATATCCTTATAATAAGGTACAACAATCCGAATCTGGACATTCAATTGAAATGGACGACACACCCAATAAAGAGCGTGTGCGTGTTCAGCATCGTGCAGGCACATTCTTAGAGATGCAACCTGATGGTGAAGTTCATAAAATTTATGGTAATGGATATGAAATTGTTTTGGGTGATAAAGATGTACAAATTACAGGACAATGTAACATTACCATTGAAGGTGCCTGTGTCGTAAACATCAAAGGCGACAGTTTAATGAAGGTTGAAGGTAACGTTACTCAGCAGGTCAATGGTGATGTTACACAGACAGTTGATGGTACCACAAAAATAGTTGGCAAAGGCGATGTTGATATTGCTTCGTCTGGTGATATTAGTTTACAGGCTCAAGCAATAAATGTCGATGGCCAATTGAATGTTACGGGTAGTGTGGCGGCAACACAAAGTATTTCTGCATTAGGTAATCTAAATGCTGGACTACAATGTTATGCAACAATAGGCATGGTAACACCAGGTTATATTTCTGCTGGTTCTCCCATACCTTTGTATCCTATTCCTGGTTGGGTATCTGGAATTATGGTCACAGATATGGTACGAACTATGGCCATGGACCGAATAATTTACGACATACACAATCATGTTGTTTTGAGTAAAGATTTTGGCGTAACTTCATTACCTACACCTTTAATGTGAGAATATAGATGAGTGTTTTTGGTAGACTAAATTATAACTTTGATTCAGCTAAGTTTGGTGCAAACAACGAACTTACTGATGGTCAAAAGCTTTCGTTAAATTATCCAAGTCCGTTATATACTTGGCAGGCCAGTGATTTGTCCGGAAGTTCTGTAGGTAATTACTTTCAGAATCCACATACCGCCAATTTAGCATTGATGACAACTTATACAAATCAGTTGCTCACGTATTCAAATACTCAATCTGTTACATATAACTCAGCGCCAACAGAAGCAAATACATTGTATGCTTTGGCCAATAATCTTTTAATAGAGATTTCAAGTTTCACAGACCATACAAATAGAATGTCTGGTGTAACAGAATCAACAAACAAATTAACTATACCAGACTATCAAATTGCCATGTCAATTGGCCGGCAAGTTTTACAGATTTGTAATCAAGTTGATGGTGTTCAAAACAATGCTCCAATTCTTGGTAATTTTACCAGTTTGGCTATCGTATCAGATGTTTCAAATAGTGTAATACAATTAAGTAGCAGTGCGGCTACACTAAATGCCAGTTTAACTATAGTTGATGGTAACACTTATAGTAGTATCTCACAAGCATCAATGAATACTATTATTGCATCGGCTCAAACAGCATTTAATTTATTAAATAGTAGGCGAGTAGGCGATACAACATTCTATACAAATTCTATTGCTGTTATTCAAGATTATAACACAATTTTACAGTTCTCAAATCTTGGTGTTAATTCATCGTATCTTATTAAAGATTTGAATATTGGTACAACCAAGTTACAAAATGACTTACAAAATAGTGTGCCAACTGGATATCCCAATAATGTATACTCTGGATCCAGCACAGGAACAGGAACTACAGGCACATCAACAACCGGTGAAAATTTAACGGTTACTGGAGTTACTCCTGGAACGTACACATTATCAACGGTATCAGTAGATGCCTATGGCCGAGTTACAAACGCAGTTAGTGGTGCCGTTCCTTCTTCTTTCCCTTCTGGCGGTATTATTATGTGGTCCGGATCCATTGCTTCTGTGCCCTCTGGTTGGTATTTGTGTGACGGTAGCAACGGCACTCCTGACCTTAGAAATCGATTTGTTGTTGGCGCTGGTTCTACTTACGCCGTTGCTGCAACTGGCGGTACTGCAGATGCTGTTGTAGTAAGCCACACCCATACTGCCACGTCAACTGTTTCAGATCCAGGCCATAGTCACAATGTGACAGCAGCAAGTGGTAGTAATGATGTTGGCGGAAGTTTTAACAATGCTAGACAAGGTGGTACAGATACCACAATCCCTACAAACGGAGCCAGTACAGGCATATCAGTAAATACAACAGTTAACTCAACGGGTTCAAGTGGCACAAATCAGAACTTACCTCCTTACTATGCTTTGGCATTCATTATGAAAGCGTAATAAATAAAGAATGGCAAACTTAACCAGAATCTACTCAGATATCGATTTTACATTTACCAAGAAGCCGGTAACGGCTGATGTTGCTTTGAGTTTTGATACTCAGGCAGTTATTCGTTCTATTCGCAACCTATTATTAACTAGGCATTATGAACGACCTTTTAATCCAGACTTAGGTTCAAATATTGACGCCATGTTGTTTGAAATGGTTTCTCCTTTGACGGCCACCAGTTTGGAAAAAGAAATACAAAATGTAATAGAGAACTATGAACCAAGAGCAAGAGTAGATAGTATCGTAGTATCTGCACAGCCAGATTACAATGCGTATAATGTTACCATAACATTTTACATAGAAAATGCTACACTACCAACCACAGTAACACTCCTTTTAGAGAGAAATAGATAAGATGGCAGGCGCTAATTCCAATATTCAAATAACAGATTTGGATTTTAATACAATTAAAACCAATCTGAAACGATATCTACAATCACAGAACACACTAAAAGACTACAACTACGAAGGTTCTGCACTTTCTACTCTTTTAGATATTCTTGCTTATAATACACAATACAATGCTTACTATTTGAATATGGTGGCTAATGAAATGTTCTTGGATTCAGCTATTCAGCGTCAGTCAGTAGTATCTCAAGCCAAGTTGTTAAACTACACACCAACATCTGCATCGGCTCCATCCGCCACAATCAATCTAAAGATTAATCAAGTTACAGATTTGGCTGTAACGTTACCAAAATTCACCAATTTTATCTCAGAAGCAATTGATGGTGTCAACTATCGTTTTGTAACAGTAACAGACACTACTGTAAATACTAATACAGTCAATCAAACGGTCACATTCTCAAATTTGACAATTAAACAAGGTGAGCCAGTCAATCTTACATTTAATTATGATGCAATTCAAAATCCTTCAAAAACTTTTGAGATGCCAGATTCTACAATTGACACTTCAACATTAACTGTAACTGTTCAACAAAGCACTTCAAATTCATATTCAGAAGTATATTCATTAGCAGAAGCGTATTTGCAATTAGATTCTTCTTCTGCTGTATATTTCTTGCAAGAAGGTCCAAATGGTAATTATCAAATTTACTTTGGTGACGGTGTTTTAGGTAAATCATTAACTGATGGTAATCAAGTAGTTGTTTCATATATTACAACAAGTAGTACAGCCGCTTATGGTGCCAATAACTTTGTTTTAATGGACACGATTGCGGGGTATTCAAATACGGTCATCACACCAATCACATCAACAACTCAAGGATCAGATAAAGAAACACTTGATTCTATTCGTTACACAGCACCAAAAGCATATTCTGCACAAGGTCGTGCAGTGACAAAAGAAGATTATATCTATCAAATTCAAAATAATGCTGGTTTAATTCCAATTGAAGCAGTAAACGTATGGGGTGGAGAAGAAAATGATCCTCCTGTATATGGTACTGTTCTTGTTGCCATTAAACCAAGGGGTGGTTATGTATTGACAGAAACACAAAAACGTATTGTTGAAACTGAAATTATTAAACCTATTAGTGTTTTAACTGTTGTGCCGAGAATAGTGGATGTTGATTATACCTATTTAAAAATTACTTCAAATATATTATACACACCAAGATTGACAACCTATTCAGCAACACAACTAGAAAATCAAGTGTTGGGTGCTATTCAATCATTTGGATCTAGTACATTAAATACATTCAATTCAACATTTAAATTATCTTCTTTAATATCTACTGTACAATCGGTAAGTCCTTCATTTATTACAAATGATGCATCAATTATTTTACAAAAACGATTTGTTCCAGATTTATTAAACTCAACAACTTATAATTTTAATTTTGATACATCTTTAAAGAAAGATATCTATTCTGGCAGTATAACGGCAAGTCCAACATTCCAATATAGAGATTCTAAAAACAATAACATTGTTAGAGAAGTTGTTTATTTGGAAGAAACACCAGCATCTACATCAATAATTGATTCAATTTCAATTGTAAATCCTGGATTTAATTATACAACAACACCAACTGTTACTATTGTTGGTGATGGTTCTGGTGCTACTGCTACCGCTACGGTTATTAATGGCCAAGTTGTTAGTATTGAAATTACAAATGCAGGTTCAAACTATACTCAAGCGTTAGTTCAAATTACAGGTGGCGGAGGTTCGTTAGCCTCTGCATATGCCGTATTAGCAGGAAACATAGGCACATTGAGAACGTATTATTATAACAATGGTGTAAAAACTGTTTTGGATCCTACTGCCGGAACTGTTAATTATGGCACAGGTATTGTGACATTAACTGCTTTTAATCCAGTTCAAATAAACAATACAACCGGTGTTTTAAGTATTCAAGCCACACCAGTATCAACAATTATATCTTCTAGCAGAGATAAGATTGTCACACTTGATTCAACTGATCCCGATTCAATCAATATAAACATTACTGCTAAAATATAATGTCTTTAAGTAAAAAAACTTCAGTACAAATTGCTCAACAACTTCCCGAATTTGTTCGGGACGATAGCAATTATCAAAATTTTGTACTTTTCTTAGAAGCATACTATGAGTGGTTGGAAACTCAATATACAGCTAATGCCAATAGTACCATTGTTAGTACCACCAGTCAAGGTATAACTTACGGTTCAAAGAATATTCTAAATTATGTTGATATTGATGAAACTCTTGATGAATTTGTTCAATATTTTCTTAATGATTTTCTTCCATATATTCCTGTTGAAATATCCACAGACAAAAGAAAATTATTAAAAATATCAAAACAGTTCTATCAATCAAAAGGTACTGAAAACTCCTATAAATTTTTATTTAAAGTTTTATATGATGCAAATCTAGAACTTTTTAATACCAATGATGCTGTGTTAAGAGCATCTGATGGCAAATGGATTGTACCAAAATATTTAAGAATTGAATCCACAGATTTGAATTGGCTTTTATCCGAAGGATTTAAAATTTTTGGTGAAACCAGTAAATCGTATGCTGTAGTTGATTACGTTAAAATTGCTGATGAACGAATAGAATTATACATTTCAAATGTCCAAAGACAATTTACAGCTGGAGAAAATATTACAGTTGTTGATAATAATAATTTAGAAGTTTATTTTTATAACAATGAAATTTATGTACAAAATCAAGGTTATGAAATACCATCAGGTGCCGTAACATTAACTGAAAAAATTGTTGGTACAGTTTCAGCAATTACACTCAATCCTAATTATAAAGGATTATTCTACAATCCTGGCGATCCAGTTGTTGCTTATGGAGGATTAGATCCAAATAAAGCAAATCCAGTAGGTCTTTCTGCAGAAGTTGGTGACACAAATCTTGGTAGTTTGGCAACACTAGTTGTTGTTAATCCTTCTCACGGTTATAGATTACCGCCAAATACCTCAATATCAATTACTGGTGGAGGAGGTAGTAATGCGGCCGCTCAAATAGCACTACTAGATGAAAGTAAATTTGCAAATCTTACACTAATAACAAGTAATACATTAGGTGCAGTGGCCAATGTGTGGATTGGTAATTCTACTATTGCTCAGACTTATACGACTTTTGCTGTTGCTGCAAACACAAACTCAACATTAGCAAATACATTAACCTTTCAAACTTTTGTGGTGGCGCCAATTGGTTCAGTACAAATTACCAGTTCAGGAAGAAATTATTCTGGTGCACCGTCAATTTCAGCACAGTCAAATTATACAACTGATTTTGGCACCGACAATTTTAGTTTTCTTGGTATATTACAACCAATTCAGATTCGAAACGGTGGCGTTAACTATGGCAATTCAAACACAATTACTATTGTGGGAGGTACAGGGTTTGGTGCGTATGCAAATATAGTAGTTAATTCGGCCGGTTCAATCATATCAGCAAATTACATTTATGGAAGTTCAAATAGTGCATATCCTTTAGGTGGTCTTGGTTATGAACCTAATTATTTGCCCACAGTAAATATATCTTCTCTTTCAGGTTCAAATGCGTCTTTAATAATTCCTGGCGTAATGGCAGTTGGTGCCACTTTCTCACCAACAACAGATACAATTGGTTCAATAGAAACAATTACCATTATTGACGGTGGTGAAGATTATGTTTCTACACCAAACTTATCATTAAAAATTGCTGATGTTGCTGTTTCTAATGTTTCTCTTTTATATCCAATAACATCCGGAGATTTAATTTATCAAGGCACCACATTAAATACTAGTTATTATGCTTATGTTGATTCTACATTAAAATTAAGCACAGCTTCACCACCAAATACAGCAAATGATGTATATCAAATTAGAACTTATAATTATGTGGGAGATTATAATTCAACACTGCCATTAAAAATTGATAAAGCTGTTGGTGCCGTTACATACACTTTGGTTATGCCACCTTCCACTTCATATATTGATGAATTTGGAAATCCGACATCAATTAAACGATATGGTGATGGTACAGCAAGAGCAACAGCATCTTTCTTGGGTGGCGTAATCACCGGTCAAGGAAAATATTTAAATGATGACGGTTGGATTTCTTCTTTGGGTAGAGTTTTAGAAAGTAAAAACTATAACAAATACACATATGTTCTTTCTACCACACAAGCTTTGGCAAAATACAAAGAATTGGTGTTAAACTTAGTGCATCCATCTGGAACAAGGTTAATTGGCCGTAATTTATTAAAAGCAGCAAATTCATTTATCTTTACTTCATCTGAAGCGTTTCAGAATGGTTATCCATTGTCTTATGCTGCTGGTTCTGCCGCCTATGCCACTCTATCCGTTATTTCCACATCATCAACAATTAGTAACAACATTATTAAATTAACCAATGTTATCGCCGGCAATATAGGTAATACCATATTTGCCAACGATTTCATAGAATTTACTGCAACCAATAATATTCGAGCCTATTCGACCATTACTAATGTAGATTGGTCAAATAATCAGATTTATATGCAAGATAATGTGTTTTTAACTTTTGCAAATGTTGCTTTTGCTTCTATAAGTTCATCTTCAAACGTCATAAATATAAACACCTTGACTGGACAATATGATGGTAATTTTAGAGATTTGACGCCAGCCAACAATATATTCTTTGTTGGTGACACAATTTCTTTAAATAATGGCGGAACGTTCTATACAATTACTAAGAGATTTGCTAATGGTAACTTCTCAATAAATAATAGTTCTTTAGGACCTATAGCAAATACAAGAATTACTGTTAATAAGAATGCTAATACACAGTCAGTAATGATTTACGGAGAAATTGGTCAATACGACACACCACAACTAGTAACAGAAAATGGAGAATCACTCATGACTGAGAATGATCTCTTTATATTAATAGGGTAAAAAATGCCAACAGTAAAAATATCAGAACTACCAGAAATATTACATTTAAGCACTAACACCGAAGCAACGCTAGTTGTTGGTGTTGATTTGAATACAGGTACAACTGGAAAAATAAATGTGGCCACTTTAGGTGAAGGTCTTTATGCCTATCAACCATTAAAGGTTGGCGAAAATCAGGTTTTATTTTCAAACACAATCGGCCAATTTTCAGGTAATTCAGTAACTTTTTTACAAATCAATAACCAAAATTTTAATGCCAATGGTTCTTCTGACTATGTAGCATCGGCTAGTGATTCCAATAATACCGACAAGTTTATTAATATGGGTATTAATAGTTCATTGTTTAGTGATCCAGTATATACATCAATGAGGCCTTATGATGGTTATGTATTTGTACAAGGTCCTGCTCCATTAAGTGCTTCAGGTAATTTAGTTATTGGTACTGCATCAGCTCATGCAAACATTGTTTATATTGTTGGTGGTACAGTTACCGATAACATTGTTGCTCGTATGACCAAAACTGATTTACAGTTATCTGCTGGTTACAATATCAAATTTGGTGACGGTTCAGTACAGTCGGTTGCTGCAAGTCCTGCTAACTATACACAGGCAGTTTTTAATCAAGCCAATGTGACCATAGGTGTTGATGCAAGTCAAAATGTTCGATTAGATTTTAGTAACACACGAATGAATATTATTGATGGTGTTGATGTGTCACAAAATAACCGCATGATTAGTATAGAGAATATAAATGTATTACAAAATACAGCCGTTGCGGCTACTGATGGTAAAATGCAAAACGCTTTTATTAAAGCAAATAATGCACTAGCTAACACAACAGGTTCATTCGATGGCACTTTAAATATTTTAAATAACCTAACAGTTAATGGTACTGTTGTTCTGGCCAATACAAATTTTGTTACAACAGAAGCTGCCTTTAGAATCACAGGAACAGGAAGTTCACAAACTCCAACACAAGCCGGCACACTAATGCAATTGACTGGCAAATCAAACGTTCCTGCTAGGGTGTTGATTGATTCTATTGGTACATCAAATACAGCATATTCTCTCATTGCTGGTAGAACTGCCAGGGGCACAGTAGATACACCAACAGCGACACAGAACAATGATATTCTGTTGCGTATTGCTGGTAACTCATATGGTGATACAGGATATGCACCATTTGGTGATGCAAGAATCGATTTTGTGGCTACTGAAAATCATTCAGACACCGCTCGAGGTTCAAGAATAAGATTTTGGAACACACCAAATGGTTCAAATGTTGTTAATGAAATTGCTTCATTTAATGGTGATTCTGTAACATTCACCGGTACTGTGGCACCAACAAAAGGATTCATTTATACGCCAAACATATATCCAAGTGCTCAGACGGCAGTTACAATCAGCTTTGCAAATGACTCAGTTGTTCGTGCTCAGACTTCAGCCGGTTTAGTTGTAACACTCTCAAGTTTTATTACAGGCAAATCAGTTGAAGCTTGGATTACTAATAGGGCTGGTACTAGCCAAACATTTACTCACGGTTGTACTGCAACTAATTCAACAGATAATTCAACCACATATACAATTCCTAGCACATCAACTATTTTTGTAAAATATTGGTGTATGGATGGAACATTAGCAAATACTTTTGTAGCTATTACACACGCATAATAGGATCATATAATGCCAGTTTTAACCGCCAATTCGTCATTACTAACCTATCAAAGTAAATTATACGAGGTATTACAATACTATTTTGGGCCTTCATCAACTGCAGAAGAAAATGTTGATGTGCCTAATAGTTTATATGCTTTTATTGGTAGAGTAACTCCTTGGCCAGATCCTTTTAATCCTCCACCACCAGAACAAAGTCAAATTGCAATTAAAGAAACATTTAAAAACATTATTGCTGCAAAGAAAATAATTTCATCTGATATTTCACCTGTTATTCCTAGGAGAGATTGGGCTACAGGCACAGTTTATGAGTATTATGATGATAGAGTAAATATGTTTGCTGTAGACGCAAATAATTTGGTTTCTAAAAACTTCTATATTAAAAATAGATATGACCAAGTGTTTATTTGCTTATGGAATAATCGAGGTGCACCATCAACAGTTGAACCACAGTTATCACCAGGAACTTTTGATGCAACTTTCTTAGTACAAACATCTGATGGTTACAAATGGAAATTTTTATATTCAATTGACGCTGGCATAAAACAACGATTTTTGGACGAAAACTGGATGCCTGTTCCAGTAGGATTTAATGTACCAAATCCTACAGTAAGCCCAGCAGCAGAAGGACAAATAGACGTTATTAATATTACAACAGTTGGCCAAGGATATGAATCTGGTGGTGTAGTTGTTACTGTTAGTGGCGATGGAACTGGTGCGGCCGCTTCTCCAGTTATTAATGCAGCAGGTTATTTGACCGACATGGTGATGACAAATGTTGGTTCAGGTTACACTTACGCAAACACAGTTATAACGCCAGCTACAGGTTATCCAACACCAAACGTAACTGCCGTTGCAATGACTCCTGTTTCTCCTGTTGGTGGCCACGGCCTTGATCCAATTTCGGATTTAGGTTGTAACAATGTAATGGTAACTATAGAATTTATTGAGGACGAAGGTGGAAATATTCCAACTGACATTACCTATTATCAGTTAGGTTTAATATTGGATCCGTCATCACAACAAAGTACACCTAATTATACTTTTGGAGATATTTTTGACGCCACAAAACAGTTTACTGTTTCTCCTGGAACAGGTGCATTTGTTAGTGGTCAAACAATTTATCAGGGGCCAAGTTTAACCTCAGCATCATTTACAGCTCAAGTTGTTAGTTTTGATACCACAAACAATCTTTTGAGAGTCATAAATACAAGTGGAACACCAACTATAAACGATGCTCTTATTCAAGATGCGAGTGGTGCTGTAAACGTAGCTGTTAGGACGTTATTGGCCACGGCCGATCCAGACTTTATTTTATACTCTGGATATATGACATATATAGAAAATAGAACGGCAATTCAAAGAAGTCCTGATGGCACAGAACAATTCCGTTTAGTGTTAAGATTTTAATTTTGGAAAGAAAAAATGGCAACCAATTTTACTGGCGACTTTAACGTAGATCCATATTATGATGATTTTGATGCGGCTAAAAATTATCACAGAATATTATTTAAACCTGGATTTGCCGTACAAGCTCGTGAATTAACTCAATCACAAACTATTCTTCAAAATCAAATTACTAGTTTTGCTGATGCTATTTTTGCTCAAAACACCCCAATCTCTGGTGGTAAAGTTACAGTAAACCAAAATGTATATTATCTAAAATTAAACACTACTGTAGGATCAACAACAATTTCTGCTGAAGATTTTGCTGATAAAACAATTACAAATGCAGATTCAAGTATTGTTGCTAAAGTAGTTTATGCAGCTGAAGCAACAACAACTAGTTCTGGTGCTGCTGGTGATTCACCCACATTAATTGTATCTTATATTACAGGTTCTCGTTTTGTAAGTGGTGATACAGTTTATTTAATAGATTCAAATATTACTGCAACAATTATAACAGAAACAGTAACAAATCCAGCTACAGGCCTAAGTTCTGTAGCATCTATTTCTGATGGTATTTTTTATGTTAAAGGTAACTTTGTTACCGTATCAGAAACAACTATTCCTTTAGAAAAATACAGTTCAACACCATCATTACGTGTTGGTTTAAATGCAATTGAAAGTATTTACAATTATACTGACGATTCAAGTTTATTAGATCCAGCACTAAGTGCTTCCAATTATCAAGCTCCTGGTGCCGACCGTTATAAGATTACATTAACATTAGAAACACGGCCATTAGAATTAGGTAATGATAATAATTTTATTGAATTGGTTCGTTTAGAAAGTGGTTCAATATTAAAACAAGTTGACAATACAGTATATTCAGTCATTGATGATTATTTTGCCAAGCGTACTAGTGACACGAATGGTGATTTTATTGTTAAAGATTACACATTAACACCTAAAGCAAATACAATTAACTCTGCAAAATATAACTTGGGTATATCAAAAGGTATTGCTTATGTTCGTGGTTATCGTTTAGAAACTCAAAGTGATGTAACTCTAACAAATGACCGTGCAAGAACAACATCAGCTGCAAATAACAATCCAACATATATTGATTATGGCAATTATTTTTATGTTAATTCTGCCAACGGTGTATTTGACGTATCCACATTACCGGCAGTTGACTTTCATAGTGTAGTTAAAGCAAATGTCAACACAGCAAACGTAACTACATATAACTCAACATTGGCAGGTACGGGTTATATTCGCAATTTAATATTTTCTAGTACATCAAATACTTCTAATGGTGATGCTTACATTTATAAAGCATATGTGTTTGGATTACAGAATCAAGCATTATCAGCAACTGCATCGGCCAGTTCTGCCAACAACACATATATTACAATACCAAGCACACCACAATTTTCTGCTAATGCCAATGCTTACTATAATGTAACCATCAGTATTGACCAAGGCACATCCGCTGGTGATTTTAGAACAATTACATCTTATGTTCCAGACGGAGCAACAAGAGTTGCTTTTGTTGACCGACCATTTACTGTTGCACCAGATATAACATCAGTATTTTCGTTACGATTTGATGTTACTGATTATGAATCTATCATTGTAGATACTCCAGGAGCACCGTACACGATTACAGCAAACGCTGCAATTGACAATACAAGTAAAGTGGGTAATATTTCTACAGGTGATACAGTATTGCAAAATCAAAACAATCCTGAATTGTTATTTAATTTGGGTAATCGATATGTAAGCACCGTAACAGATACTTCATATAGCACCGTTCAAGTGTTTAGAAACGTGGCATTTACTGTTTCTGGTGGTAATATTTCTGCCGCTTTAACATTTGGTGCCGCACCGGTTGCCACTTTATCTTTCCCATTTGGTAACGGAACACTTGCAGCAGATTCTATTACTCAAAACTTCCAAATTATCGTTACCAATCCACAATCTAGTGGTCTGAGAGCTGGCCAATGCCTGCCTTGGACGACAGGAAGTCGCTCCGTGACGATTTCGGGTAGCGGATCAACTGCGACCTTCACAACTCCAACGAGCGACCTAGGTGCGTTTACGGCCACCATTATTGCCAAAGCATTTGTACGAAATGGTAATGATACCAGTTATGTGTTAAAAGCCAAAAATCTCAAAACGGCAAATACAGCAAACGTAAATTATACCGGTACAACTGTTGCAACTTTCACCAAAGTTGATTTGACGAATGGACAAGTATATGTAGAAAATTCTGGTTTAGTTTCTGCAGGACAACCACAAAAATTATACATTACTGATGTAAAACAAATTCGTAAGATTATTGATACTGGTGCGGCTGCGACTGTACCTATAGATGCAATGTTAACTAATCCTTCTTTTGATGTTACAAATCGATTCTTGTTTGATAATGGTCAAAGAGATTCGTATTATGATTTTGCAACAGTTACTTTAAAAATTGGCCAAACACCAATACAAGGTAATATGTTGGTGTTGTTGGATTATTATGAAACAACTGGTGGTGATGGTTATTATTCTGTTGGTTCATATTTGTCTCCAGTTTCTTCTTTACCAGAAGATTATGCAGAGATACCAAGTTACACAAGCACCTCAGGCACAACATATCAACTGCGAGATGCTTTAGATTTTAGACCAGCACTTATCAATGCTCAAGCAAACTTTACAATTAGAACTAGTGGTTCTGGTTCTGGTGCTGCTGGTGCCTATATGCCTGTCGATTTAAGTACATTTGTTTCTGATTATTCCAATTACTTGGGTCGTTATGACAAACTAGTATTGAGTAAAGACCGTGCGTTTGAAATTATTCAAGGCACACCTTCTGATAATCCTTTACTGCCGGCAGAACCAGATGGTTCATTGGTTGTTGCAAACTTATTCCACGATCCATACACAGCTTATATTCCAAGCGAAGTAACTACTGGAATATTGCCCAATCTTTCTGTTGAAAAAGTAAAACATAAACGTTGGTTAATGAGTGATATTACAGGATTAGAAAGCAGAGTAAACAATCTTGAATATTATACTGCTCTCAATCTTTTAGAGAAAAATGCAGCTGCACTACAGATTCCAGACACCAATGGTTTAAATCGTTTTAAAAATGGTATTTTAGTTGATGATTTCTCTGGTTATTCTACATCTGACACAAATAACTTAGATTATTTAATGACCGTCAATCGTAGAACAAAACAATTAACAGCATCGCAGAATGTTTCCAATTTCCCATTACAGTCGTTATCACTTGTGTATAACATGGGCCAAATAGATTCAACAAGTGCCAATAATTTAAATTATAAAATTTCTAAATCAGGCGCTTCCAATTTTTATACATTACCTTACACAACATCAAATGTTGTTACTCAGCCAATTGCTTCTCGTACAGTCAATTTGAATCCATTTGCTGTTGCTCTAAAAGAAGGTATTGTAACATTAAGTCCTCCAATGGACAATTGGGTAGATGTACAAAAATCTCCAGATTTATTAATTGTAGATCCTAATTTACAAGTATATCGTGCTAGTGATAATGTTAATGTGTTACAAGTTGGTGATTGGAAAACAACTGTTGCAACCACAACTGTAGCTACAATTGGATCCGGAAGAAATTGGTTTACAAATCAAGTAACAAACTATATTCAAGAGCAACAACAAACAGTTTTAGGTTATTATGACAAACTTAATTCAAGTTATGTTGAAACTTCTGGTTATATTCAAGACGTAAGTGTTCTTCCTTATATTCGCCAACAATTCGTATTCTTTAATTCATATGGCATGTTGGTCAATACTTCTGTCAATGCTTATTTTGACGATGTGGAAGTTAACAAATATGTTCGTAAACCAAACGTATTAGAATTAACTAGTGTTACAGGCACATTTACTGATGGTGATGTTATTGGTTATTACGCAGGCGGCAATTTTACACCAATTGCAAAAGTTCTTTCATATTACAATTATCCAGGAACAACAAACGCTCGCTTATATGTAATTGGTGACATTGTTAATACCAATTTTGCTGCAGGTGCAACAGTTCAAAATGCACAGTTTAATACAGCTGGTCAATATCAAACATCAACTGCAAGTGGTGTAATTAGTACCTATACACATTTAGGTGGTTTAATTACAAACGTAAATACGACAAGTACGATTACATTATCACCTCTTGCTTCCAATACAACAAATTTCTATGCTGGTAATACATTGTATGTAATTAATGGTACCGGTGTTGGTCAGTCAGCAACAATTAATTCATATAACGGTACAACTAAGTTGGCCACACTAAACAGTTCTATTACAGCAGCTAATGGTGATATCTATTCTATTGGTTCATTAAAGACCAATGAAGTTGGTATGGTTTCTGGAGTGTTTTCTATACCTGGAGGCGTATTTAATACGGGTGAAAGATCATTTAGAATCGATAACCGAGTTGCCAATAATTTAGACACTGCAACAACTTATTCTGAAGCAAGATTTTTTGCTTCAGGACTACAAGCAACAAAACAAGGTTTAAATTATGCTTCATCTATTGATGCTGCAAAGAACACATTTATAAGCACATCAACAAGAGAAAACACAAGCTCTTACACTTATACAGTTAGCTGGGATCCTGTTGCACAAACATTTATTGTAGATAAAGAAAATTATCCTAACGGCATTTTTGTTGATTCTGTTAAATTATTCTTTAAAACAAAACCAACAACAGGTTTTGCGCCAGTAACATTATCAATTGTTGGTACACTTAATGGTTATCCAAATGGTGAAACTTTAGACAATTCACAAGTAGTATTAACATCTGAACACATTAACATTTCAGATGAACCACATTACTTGGATCCTAATACATACACGGTATTTAAATTCCCTGCTCCTGTATATTTGGAATCTAACAAACTGTATGCGTTTATTGTTAGGTGCCCAACATCAAATGAGTATACAATTTATACTGCACAATTAGGTGATAATGCAATTGCATCTTCAACAAAAAATCTACCAACGGATTCAACCCCATCAACAGTAACTAAGATTAATTCTGCTCCATATGTGGGCGCTTTGTTTGTTTCTCAAAATTTACAAACATGGACTGCTGACCAAAATGAAGCAATGATGTTTGTAATGAATCGCTGTGTATTCTCTAAAACAGTAACTCCAACATTACAGTTTGTTGTACCTAATAGACTGCCTTACAGAAAAATTGTTGAAAATGATATTAACTATTATTTGAATCCTAATACAACTTCTAATAAGATTGTTACTTCAGCAAATACAAATGTTCCAATTCATGCATTGAACATTTCAACAACTGATTTTTTACCAGGCAGCACAACATTAAACTACAGTTATGCCGCAACACTAAACACTTCATTTACATCTGCAGCAACAGCAGGCGTCACACCAGGAAAATATGGTACGCCAACATATGATGACATTTATTTGAATGATGGTTTTGGAGAACGTGTTCTTGTTGCTGATTCCAATACATCATTCTCATTATATGCTATTATGAGTACCGCAGATGATGCTGTATCTCCAATGATTTCTGATGATGGTTTAAGTGTATATACAATTCGTTGGAATATTAATAATCTTGGAATCTCCGATTCAATGATTTCTGTTGCCAATACTGGTGGCGGTTATAACGCCAATACATTATTGGTTACCGTTGCTGCTGCAAATGGTTTTGGTTCGGGTGCAGTAGCCGTAGCTAATGTTTCAGCACAAGGTAATATTACTAGTATTTCCATTACTTCTGCTGGTTCTGGATATGCAACAACACCAATAATCACTATCTCAGATCCAACAACTCGTTTGACAGGAAATGCAAATGCTGTCATTACGATTGCTGGTGAAACTTCTAAATCTGGTGGTAATGGTCTTGCCAAATATATTACCAAGAAAGTTGTATTAGACGAAGGATTTGATTCTGGTGATTTGCGTGTATATTTTACCGCATATCGTCCAGTTAATACAAACATCTACGTTTACTACAAAATTCTGTCCAGAACCGACACACAATTATTTGATGATGGTAACTGGCAATTAATGACTTTAATTAATAGTGGCGATTCTAAGTTTTCCGAAAATAGAAACAATTTGTACGAATATATTGCTGCTCCTGGTTCTGGTGGAACTGCTCAAAATTATGTTTCTTACGCTAGCACAGTTAACGGACAAACATATAATAAATTTAGTCAGTTTGCAATTAAAGTAGTTCTCGCAACGACAGATAAAACTGCTGTTCCGTTCTTAACTGACATTCGTGCAATCGCTCTACCAGCAATAGGATAAAAAATGCCATTAGTTAAAATACCAGGAACCACATTTGTTAGAGATACTAACACTATGGCGTTGATTAATACCGATTCTGTGGGTTTAGAAGAATATACTTTTAAATCAAAGTTAATAAACAATCAGAAGTCCGAAATAAATACACTAAAATCTGAAATTAATGACGTAAAAAATGATGTAAAAGAAATTAAACATCTTTTACAACAATTGTTCACTAGGAACTAATAATGGCAAATACAGTAAACATTTTAAGTTTTAATAATACATTTGGTGACTTAGTTGCTCAGCAGAATAAAGCCGCTGTCGAGTTAAACAACATTGGTGCCAACAATTATACAAAAGATTCTGGAACATTAGTATTGTCCGGTTCTGGTACTGGTTTGTCCGTATCAAATACGGCAGTTTTCGGATCTACAGTTGTTTCTGGCAACTCCAGTTTCTTAGGTGACACTGTATTAACAGCACATG